CTATACTCTGATCGACACCAAGGAAAATAGATTCCACTGCTACCAGGTAACCGCCTGTCCATTCTTGTGGCGCGATGTCTAATGATTCACTCATCGTCTGTAGAATTGCTCCTGCATCTCCGGCAAGCAGAAGAGTTCCACTTGATATTGTTGAGCGATTAACTGCCCCCACTAATGCGGTTTGACTTTGAGTAGTTAATTGGAATGAACACACTGCTTGATTGTTTGTCGGTACGACTGGAGCAGTACCAGCGGATTGATAAGATACTGATGCGTTATGGATCCTCATAACAGTTTTTCCTAATGCGTCAACAAAACTTCCAAGGTCGATTGAAGTTTGTGCGTAAGTAGTCCCATCGGTTGGAATGGTCGCTCGTATAAAGAAAGAATCAGATCTCGCCATACAACTTTCCACTATCCGACCCTTAATGAACCTTTTCCGGAAAGAATTGGCAAAACGTTCTCCCAGGTCCTTACTGGAAAGCGGAAAATTACCCCCTCTTTCATACACTAGGATTAAATCTTCCTTAAGGTGAGGCAGGTGTATTATACCCCCCACCCCGTCAACACCCACATAGTTAGCCACCACTAATGTACCTGCCTACGCATTATTTATTAACAACACCTTACTACCACATACCATGAGGGACGATAAAACCATCATTACGGTGTCATTGACACTAGAAGCGAAGCGCAGTCTGGACAGATTGGCAGCTGAATACACCAATGGGAATAGATCAGCATGGGTTCAGAGGGCAATTGATACCTCTGCGATGATTCGATACCTGAAGGATATTGACCACACAGGGTCGGAAGCACATCGAAAGAATCGCCCAGATGGTAAATGCAACCCTGCATTGATGCCAAAGTGTGCAATTTGTTGGGAGATGAACGCATGAGCACCTTTGAATGCGATTGTGGCAATATAATGCCCCGCTACGCCAGCCATAGACCAGAACTAATTGGAATGGAGTGCTCTGCATGTCAAACCAAATGGAAAACCCACGCTGTAAAGGACGAGAATGGCCAAACTAAACTTTGGTATATGTTCTATTTATGCACATGCGGTTCTCATCCTTTGAACATTCCACCAGAATTAACTCGATGTATTTGTGAAGTAGGTGATTTACGATGACGGATGATGAACAAGCGGTTGTTTGTCCGAAGTGTAATCAGTATTATCCTTATGATTGCTTTATTGATGGATGCAAGAAGTATGATTGCCCATGCGACGGTTGCGAAACCATGCGATCGATTGAAGAAGCTCAAGATTGAGAAGTTTCTTTGATGATGGTAATGATCGCTTCATCATCGGAGAGTTCAACAACTTGCGCTTCAATAAGATAATTGTAAGTCTGATCGGTTGTATTGTCCATTGTTAGGAATAGATCTCTATTGACGATATGATCGGGGTCAATAATTTCTCGGTTGGCTTGAGTTACGCTTGGAGTTGGGGCTCCTCGTACTGAACAAAAAGTCCAAGCGATCTGCCGATTGTCTCCAGCATTCATATTTGTACCTGCGGGGATGGTATCCAATGATAAAATTCCTGTCCAAGTGTTATCAGATCCACCAGTCGGGCCGTTCTCAGGCCAAACTTGGAATCGATTAACCTTCAATCCAAAATTAATCAATCCATCTGATGCGATTAGGTTCTTTCGTCCGACGCCACCAGTGACATTTATTTGCCCTCTTAATGTACGCAACTTTCCGAATTTCATTACTTCATCCCCTTAGCTAACTTATGTGCCGCTTTTTGTGCATTTCTAAATCCATTCTTTTTCCATGATCCAGATTTGGTTTTATATTTGCTAGCAACTTTCTTGAATGCACGCCCGTACTTCTTAGAATACTTTGATGCCTTGCGCTTGACTACAGCCACAGCCTTGGCCTCAGCAATAGCAACTAATGGTATTGTGGCTTCAATAACTGGGGCTGGAACACCCTCGGCCATCAGAAGGCCACGAATCATATTACAAGTCGCACATGCCATCTAAACCAACTCATTGTTGGCTCAAAGCAAGTGCCATAGATGCGGAAGCAGTCATTGTCTCAACAGTACACTCTAGCACTATTGTAACTTCATCGATTAGAGCAGCTATACTCTGATCGACACCAAGGAAAATAGATTCCACTGCTACCAGGTAACCGCCTGTCCATTCTTGTGGCGCGATGTCTAATGATTCACTCATCGTCTGTAGAATTGCTCCTGCATCTCCGGCAAGCAGAAGAGTTCCACTTG